AAAGGACAGGAAAGTGCGAGCTATGCGGCGGGCACGGAAGGGAGCTTCGGATCCTGGTGATCGCCGATTTTATCGGATGGGCCTGCAAAGACTGCAGGCGGCAGCTGCAGCAGTGCCAGGAACGGCGCTACTGCGGCACGGTGGAGCATACGGAGACGGAAGAATGAGGTGAGACGATGAAGTGGCCATGGCAGCGGGGACAGAAGGCGCAGGCGAGGGACAAGCCCGGCGCGCGTCCGCGGGACCTGCGGACGGTGACCCGGCCGCGGGCGGACGTGACGATCGGCGGGAACGAGGCGATCTACGCCGCGGTGAGCCGGATCAGCAATACGATCGCGAGCATGCCGATGCATTTCTACAAGGGCTATGAGATCCAGAAGGACCACCCGCTGGAGCGGCTGGTGAGCCTGGAACCGCATCCGAACTTTACCGCCTTTACCTGGCGGCAGACGATGGAAGCGCTGCGGAACACCGAGGGCACGGCCTACGCGCTGCGGGTGCTGAACAACCTGGGCCAGCTGATGCGGCTGGACATCCTGAACCCCACGCGGGTCACGCCGAAGCTGGACCAGGACGGAAACATCTGGTACAGCGTGCGGATGGACGACGGGCAGGAGGCGCTGGCGCCCGGGTTCCTGGTGATCAGCCTGAAGCACATGAGCGCGAACGGGATCAAAGGGATCCGGCCCATCGACGTGCTGCGGCAGAGCCTGGACTATGACACCCAGGTGAAGGACATGAGCCTGGACCAGCTGGACGGCGTGAACCGCGGGATCATGCTGACGGTGCCGAACGTGGGCCTGAGCCAGGCGCAGAAGGAAGAAGCCGTGAACCGGTTCCTGGAGACCTACCAGCACAGCGGGAGGTCGGTGGTGATCCTGGAAGGCGGGATGACCGCCACGAACTTCAACGCGAGCCAGGTGGACGCGCAGCTGCTGGACGTGGAACGGATTACCCGGAACCGGGTGGCCACGGTGTACAACCTGCCGCCGCACCTGCTGGGGGACTATACGGACACCAGCTTCGGCACGGCTGAGCAGCAGATGATGGAATTCCTGCAGCTGACGATCACGCCGATCGTCGAGCAGTGGGAGAACGAACTGAACCGGAAGCTGATCACCCCGCAGGAATACAGCGACGGGTACCGGTTCCGGTTCGACACGGCGAGCCTGACGCGCGCGGACGTGAAGACCACCGCGGAGCGGAACCAGATGGCCATCCGCGGCGGCTGGCGCAAACCGAACGAGGTACGCGCGGAGCTGGGGCTGCCGCCGGATCCGGTGGGCGACCTGCTGATGAGCAGCCGGGACCTGATCCCGCTGCGGATCGCGGTGGAGCACCCGGAACTGCTGCTGGGCGGACAGACAGGCAGCAACTCTGACGGAAAGGAGGAGCAGTCTGAATGACATTCTGGAACCTGAAGAACGACGCCGACGCGCCGGAAGACGGCGTGCTGGACATCGACGGCGAGATCGTGGCCGAGAAAGGCTGGTTTACCAGCGAGGGCGCCTGCGTGGCCAAGGAATTCCGCAAGGCGCTCTCCGGCGTGCGGAACGTGACGGTGCACATCAACAGCCCCGGCGGGGACGTGATGGCCGGAGCGGAGATCTACAGCGCGCTGCGGGAGCACAGCATGAACGGCGAGGGCGCCGTGCACGTGATCATCACCGCCCTGGCGGCCAGCGCGGCGAGCATCATCGCGATGGCCGGCGACCGGATCAGCATGCACCCGGCGGCGTACATGATGATCCACAACCCATGGACCGTTGCCTATGGCGACGCGAAAGAGCTGCGGAAGGCAGCCAAGACGCTGGACGTGATCAGCGAAGGGCTCGTGGAGACATACCGGCAGCGAACCGGGAAGGACCGGGAGCAGCTGGAGAAAATGCTGGACAACGAGACCTGGATGAGCGCGGCCACCTGCGTGGAGGAAGGATTCGCGGATGAGATCTACGGCGCCGGATCCGGCGCCGCGGCAAGCGCGATCCGGCCCGTGGCGATGAGCATGAAGGCCCACGGCGTGCAGGAGATTGCCGCGAGGATTCCCGATCCCGTACCGGATCCGAAACTGGACGAACTGGCGGCGGAAGCGGCCGGGCGGCAGGAGATCATCCGGAGGGCGGAGATCGCCCAGCGAGCAATGATCGCGGCGGAAGCGCTGCGATAAACGGAAAGCGACAACGTTGTCGCTTTTTTTGTTACCAATCAATGCAGACGACAAGAAAAGAGGAGGAAAAAAACCATGAATCTGCAGGAAATCATGAACCAGATCAGCACCCTGGGCGCCCAGATCAAGGCCGCGAACATGAAGCTGGCCCAGGACGCCGGAAACACCAGCGTGGCCATGGACGAGATCCAGAAGCAGCAGGACGCCATCGCGGAGATGAACAACCGCATGGCCGCACTGCAGGCCAGCTATGACGCGCTGAAGGAAGGCCAGCAGGCCGGCCTGAAGCCCGCCGCCGTACCCGCGGAGCCCAAGAGCCGCAAGGCCATGCGCGCTTCCAACGAGTACGCCCGCGCCTTCTGCTACGCCGTGCGGAACGGGATCAACCCCCGCAACGGCTACGGCAACGAGAACGTCCGGATCCTGTTTGACGCCATGAGCGAAGGCGGCGGCAGCCCCGCCGGCACCGACGGCGGCTTCCTGGTACCCGAGGACATCGACAACAGCATCCACGAGCTGCGCAGGGAACTGAATCCCCTGGCCCCGCTGTTCAGCGAAGAGACCGTGACGGCCCCCACCGGCTGGCGCGTGATTGACACCGCGCCCACCAGCGGATTCACCGCCGTGGACGAGATGGGCACCGTGCCCTCCGACGATCAGCCGGCCTTCGCCAAGGTGAGCTACAGCCTGGCGAAATACGGCCTGATCCTGCCGATCAGCAACGAGCTGATGAAGGACGAGGACGCCAACCTGATGGCCTATATCAGCCGCTGGGGCGCCAAGAAACTGGTGCTGACCGAGAACAGCATCCTGATCACCCTGCTGAAGACCCTGGCGGCTTCCGCCCTGGTGACCGGCACCGAGAGCCCCGAAGCGTCGATCAAGAAGATCCTGAACAAGACGCTGGATCCGGCGATCAGCGCTTCCGCGGTGATCATCACCAACCAGACCGGCTTCGACGCCCTGGACCAGCTGACCGACGACACCGGCCGCGGCCTGCTGCAGCCTGATCCCACCAACGCGACGCTGCTGCGGATCTTCGGCCGCAGGATCGTGAAGGTTTCCGACGCCCAGCTGCCCAACACCAGCAGCAAGCCGGAATTCTTCATCGGCGACTTCAAGGAGTTTGCCACGATCTTCCGCAAGGAAGGCTTCGAAGTGGCCACCACCGACGTCGGCGGCAACGCCTGGGCGAAGGATATGACCGAGGTGCGCATGATCACCCGCCTGGCTGCGAGCAAGTTCGACGCCAGCGCCGTTGTGCGCCGTCAGCTGACTCTTTCCTAAGAGTAAGCAGAAGGGCCCAGGGGGCTTTCCGATCGCCCCCTGGGAACCCCTTCGGGCCGACTATCTAAGACCCTGAGGAAACAAAACGAACCGGATCCGGAAAGGATCCGAGACAGTGAAAGAGGAGGAACAGATCATGGGCAAGATGACAAAAGCGCTGGAAGACATCGCTGAGAAGCTGGTGGGTGTGGAAGTGACCGAACTGCCGGCAGTGACCAGTGACGACAACGGCAGCGTGCTGAAGGTATCCGGCGGCAAGTGGGCCAAGGGCAGCGAGACCGTTGAGCTGCCCGCGGTGACAAGCGCGGACGCCGGCAAGGTGCTGACCGTGAACGCGGAAGGCCAGTGGGTAGCCGCGGCGATCCCAAGCCAGCTGCCTGCCGTGACATCGGAAGACGCCGGAGACGTGCTGACGGTGAACGCAGAAGGCCAGTGGGCCGCCGTTACGCCGGAAGCCTGATAGGCGGCAGCGGAGGACAGGACGATGAGAATCAACGAGCGGTTTGAGCTGCTGGAAGACAAGATCCGGCAGCTGGAAAAGGAAGTGGAAGCGCTGAAGGCGGGAAAGGATCAGACCGGAAAGGCTGAGACCGCGCCGAAGGCCCGGAAAGCCGAGAAGGCTGCCGCGCCGAAAACGGCCGCGCCGAAGGCGAAGAAAGCCACCAGCAAGTGAGGAGTGAAAACCATGGCCGAAAGCATCATGGAAAAGGTGCGCCGGTTTGCCGGAGCCGATCCGGCCGTATCGGACACCGTGCTGGAAATGTGCTACCGCGCGGCCGTGGAGTGGTACAAGGCAGCCGGGGTTCCGGAGGACACGGAGAACGACCTGTGGCTGTTCTGGGTGTGCAACCTGGCGGCCTGGATGTATGACAACCGCGGAAACGCGGACGCGAACGCGGCGATCCCGATCTACATCGTAACCAGCGTGCACCAGCTGCGGAAGCCGGCGGAAAGCACCGCGGGAGATACCGGGAGCAATACCGGGGGTGAGGAATGATGGCGATTAAAGCCGGAGACCTGAAGCACCCGGTGACGCTGCTGAAGCCGGTGACCACGCTGGGCGAGCACAACCGGCGCAGGACCGAATGGACCGAGGCGGCCAGCGTGATGGCGGACAAAAGCGACGTGAGCGGGCGGGAATTCTTCCAGGCCCATGCCGTGAACGCCGAGGACATCGTGACCTTCACGATCCGGTGGCGGGACGACATCGACAGCACATGGCGCGTACAGCATCATGGCGCGACCTATAACGTGCTGGAAGTGAACCACCTGGGCTATATGCGGGACTTCCTGCGGCTGAAGTGCCGGACAGTGACGGGCGGGGGTGTGTGACCATGAGCGAAGCGACAATCGCGGAGACCGAAGAGCGGGATCTGATCGACGAACTGATCGACAGCCTGAACGACGGCGTGGACGAGGTCACCTTCGACCGGGACGTGCTGGACACCAACCGGCCCGACGACTGGGGCGCGGTGGAAATGACCGGGGACGGCGACGCCGAATGGGCCGACGGGATCCTGATCGACCAGACGGTGACGCTGGATATCTGGGTATGCGTCAGCGAGCGCGGCAGCAGGATCCGCGGAGAGGTCCAGGACGTGCTGCAGGAATTCGCGGAAGACCACGAGATCGGCTGGAAATTCATGAGCCGCAACTGGCTGTACGACCTGGAGAAGGTCATGTGGCGGTGGCGGGTGACCCTGTGGGGGCCGATCGAGCTTCCGGAAGAGGAAGAAGAGGAAACGGAACCGGACGACGGCGAGCAGGAGGAAGATCCGACAGACGATCCGCCGGACGGAGACGTAACGGAAACCGGGGACGGTGAGCAGTAAATGGCCACGATGCGTGTGAGCGGAATTGAGCTGCAGGAACAGAAGCTGAACCGGATGGGCCGGCCGATGATCCGGAAGATCGTGGAAGCCGGGGCCGCGGCCGCGGAGAAACGCATGGCCGAGGATACCAGGGCCCGGCAGCATATCCGGAACGGCGACATGCTGGAAAGCATCGGGACCAACGAATACCGGGAATTTTTCAACGGCGGCAGCATGGACGTATACCCCCAGGGGGACGACCGGAAGGGCGTGCGGAACGCGACCAAGGCCTACGTGATCAACTACGGCAAGGGACAGCGGCCCATGACCAGGCGGCCGAAGAAGAACCCGCGGCGGAACCTGACCGGGGACAAGTTCATCACCGGGAACGAGAAGAAGACCGAAGCGGCGGTCGTGGAGGCCATGCAGGCTGAGAGCGACCGGCTGATGGAGGAGCTGGACAAGTAAAGATGGCGCGCTATGCGCCGGAAAGAGGAGGAAGAGACATATGGCAAAAGTTACCTGCAAAGGGCTGACCTACGCCAAATACTCTGCCGGCGGTAATGACGCGGCCGTCACGTACACCGGTGGGAAGGCGAAGGTGGACTACCTGTGCAAGGTGGACATCGGCGAGAACCGCGACGCGGTGAAGGAGCACGCGGACGGCCACCAGATCGACAGCGAGAACATGCTGAACGAGGTGACGCTGGCGCTGGAGCTGGCCAACACGGATTCGGACATCAAGAAGGATATCCTGGGCCACACGTCCAGCGGTACCGGCGACAACGTCGAGAACCACGTGACCGGCGCGGACGCGCCCTTCGTCGGGATCGGGTTCATCCTGGCGAACCGGCATAAGGGAACCACCACCTACGAGGCATACTGGTTCTATAAGATGCAGTTCACCAGCGGCGGGGTGACCGCCAACACCAGGCGGGAGCAGACCCAGTTCGACCACGAGACCATCAACGGCAGCGGCAGCGGGGTTACGCTGAGCGCCGGCGGGGCGGTTGAATTCTACGCCTACAAGGATGGCCTGACCACAGAGCAGGCCGCGAGGACCTGGCTGAACAGCAAGGCCGGGGTAACCTGATGACAGGGGCCGCGAGGCGATGAGCCCCGCGGCCTTTTTCTTTTATGAACACAAAAGGACAGGAGGACAGGGAAATGGCAGAGGAAACGAAACAGAAGCCGGAAGTCCGGATCGGCGGGCAGCTGTACCGGCTGCGGTTCGACCTGATGGCACTGGAAGAGATAGAGAAGGAATTCGGCGGGGTCCGGGAAGCCTTCGCGGCGCTGCGGGGCGGCGGCATGGCGAACGCGGTGAAGCGGCTGTTCCGGATTATGGCAAACTGCCAGCGGCACATGGACGGGATGCCGCAGGACGTGACCGGCGAGGAAATCACCCCGCACACCAGCCTG